CAGTTTGCATTTGCATTCTCTTATCTTGACCAGTATAAAAATCACCAAGTATTTAAAGGTGATGTTGAAATGACTGGTATACCTGATGCTCCTGAAGAATGGGTTGAGATTGCAGAGGAAATAAAGAAACAGGTTAAGACTACTACTTATGTTCCAGCACGAACCGGATATGGTTATGGACATCAAGAAGTATTTGACTGGGAAAACCAAATCATTTATGAAGATGATGTTCTGCAACAGGGTAAGGATTTGTGGAGTAAATTCAAAAATCCTCAAAATACCATGAACTATCACACGATGACGGACGAAATGGAAAAGATTGGAATTAAAAATCCATACGCTATCTTTGGTGGAACAACATATGGCAGAACAGGATATAGGTATTAGAATGGCTTCTCTAGAAAACAGATTCCTTAGAAATAAGGATTTAATTAATCAAAATCTATTGGATGAGATTACTGTTATAGGTTTGGGTGGCATCGGTTCTACTGTTGTCACCCTTTTAGCCATAATGGGTTGGGATAAGATAATAGGTTGGGATGATGATAAATTAGAAACACATAATTTAAGCAGCACAACTTATCCAACTCGTTTTGTTGGTCTTCCTAAAGTTAAGACAGCTCATGAGATAGTAATTGGTCATTCAGCGGCTCAGACGAAGTTCATATGTGGAGATGGTAAATGGAGTTCCAAAGAAGGAATAGGTCCTAAAGTAATAACTTGTCTAGATAATATGGATACAAGAATGGAAGCTTATGAAACATGGGTTAATGCAGACCATCCAGTAGAAAAATCTAATCGATTCTTCATTGATTTAAGAATGAGTGCCTTAAGTTTAGAAATGATTACTATTACTCATAGACCCGGTGGATTCATAAATCACGAAAATAAAAACTTTGACGAGATATATGAGAGTCATTGGGTTCCAGATAGCCAGATTGAACCAGCTCCGTGTACAATGAAACATACGATATTTGCTAGCAGTATTATAGGTGGATTAGGAGTGAATCAAGTGTTCAATTGTGTTGCGAATAAGCCCTATTATTCTTATATTTGGGCTGGTCTATTGCCGTTAAATCTTGAAAAAGATAATTTAGTAAAAACATATAATGAATGGAGTATAAATGGATATAAAAGTCCGTAATATCTCTACAGATTGGTCAGTAATGCCCGGAGGGTTGACTTGGTACTTTATCGGTCAACCTAAAACGGGTAAAACTACTGCTGCCAGTGGGTGGAGTGAACAAGGTCAAAAAGGTGTCTTATTATTAGATACTGACCTAGGCGTAGACTTTGTAGATGGAGCTAATACAGTAACTGTCGCAAGTCTAAACCCGCCAGAAGAAAATGTATTAGAAAAAGGTGAACAGGTATATAATAAAAAAGGTCAACCCCAAACCAAAATCGTATCGCCAGAAAAACGTGGTTTCTATCATAGAATAGGTAAGAACAAAGGGAAACCAATGGAAGTCTATTCTTTACAAGAAGTCTTTATGTGGCTTCACGATGATTGGGATAAACTGAAGTATGATACCGTAGTAATTGATACAATTGACGAAGTAAATGGATGGATTGAAAAGGAAGTAACAAAAGAATTAAATATTGATGCTATGGGTGAGGGACAATGGGGTGCAGACTGGGGTAAAGCAAGACGCAGGAATATTGATATTGTTAAAAGATTTCAAAGTTTCTTAAAAAGTAAAGGAGCAGCCTTAATATTAATAAGTCATTCTAAAAGTACTCAAATTCAGGATAGTAAAATTCAACTTTCTCCTGATTTGCCAAGAGGATTAGCCTATGCTCTTACTGCAAAAGCTGATGTAATTGGTTATTGTACTGCAGATAAAGATAGCAAAGGATATTATATATCTTTTCAAGCTTATGATGAAAGAACTGTAGGCAGTAGGTTAAAACCTCTTGCACAGAAAACATTAGAACTTAGCTATGAGTCAATTAAAGAACAAATCTCAACCTATGAAAAGGAGAAATCTAATGCCAAGGTTTAGACCGAGTGCAACATCTAACAGTAGTGGAAGCCAATTCGGAGGTTTCATGGAAGGTCAAATAGTTGAATATGTTGACCGTTCGGACGAATTCGATTGGGCAGACATTTTTATAGATGTTGTTTTTAGAGTACCAGTCAGCCAATACCCAGTAAACTATTCTCTCAAAGGAACCTATGATAGAGAAGACAATGGTAACATTAAAAGTTGCTCTTTGTTAAATAGAATATATTATGTATTCGACGCTATTGGTTTCAAGGGTGGTCCCAATGTAAAGGGTGAATGGGAAGATGCTGATGGTATAATCATCCCAAAAATAGACGATTATCTAAACGAAAACCACCTAAAAGACGACGCATTAAACAGTGAAACATATCCATATCATATATATGTATATAAGGAATGGATTGCCGACAAAGGAAAGGCATACACCAGAGTTTGTCCCAAAATCGTTATGAATACGACCAAAGGGATAACTGACTTAAAGTCCTATGTAGCCTTCCTACGGCAGAAAAACATCCTAAAAGAATACACGGGCGAAACTGCTCAAGAGGGGAACACCCCTTCCTCTACGAATCCGTCAGTACCCTTCTGATAGGCTAGTCTGTGTATATTGAGGTGGCAGTCGGCAGTCCTCGGAAACGAGGGCTGTTGATTCCCCTTGATACTTTACCCGATTTGATTTACAATGAGGGTGAAAAGCAAGCTGTATACCGTAGCACCTATCTTTATTATGAAGATGCTATGGATTATAGAAAAATCAAGGGGAGTCTCAAGGATTTTCTTGGGATAAGAGGAATAGACTGGATTCCTGTCGATATTGACAAGGGACAGAATACGGATGAATTTACTCTGGATACAACAAGAGGATTTATCTATGAATTAGAGGAATACGGAGCTAAAGAGAGTAATTATTGTATATATTTTAGTGGAACCGGTTATCATGTAATGATTCATAATGATGTTTTCGGTTTTGAGAAAAATAGAAATCTTCCTTATATAGTAAAAGAAACAATGAGAAAAATGTTCGATTATATCGACCCCTCGGTCTATATGAGAACAGCGATGCTTAGATGCGATGCAAGTCTTAATCAAAAAACTGGTTTATATAAAATCCCTCTTGAAAGACAAGAGCTTTTTGGAAAAGATGTAGAATATATTCATAAAATAGCTAAAAATAGGATTCAGACAAGCTGGTTAAACGGTAAAGGCCCTGATTGGGAAGAGAAAGGTGGAGAGGGTGAACTCGAAGAGTATATAAAAACTGATGTTCCTGATATTAGAACTTTAGCAAGTGTAACTGAACCTTCAAAGTATGTTACATGTATGCAAACTGTCTATAAGCTTGGCCCGGTACAGGGTTCTAGGAATAATACTATTTTAAGGCTAGCAGCCCACTATAGAAAGTCTGGTTTAACATCAGACGCTGCTAAAGCTGCAATCTTGCATTGGAATAACAAAGCTTTAGATGAACAGCTTGTTCTAAAAAAGATAGAGGATACTTACAACAGAGGCTATGTATACAAATGTAATGATGTTATCATGGCTGCTAATTGTAATCCAAAGTGTGTCTATTATAAAAACAAAGACTATACTATTGATGTTTTACAAGCAGTTGATTTACAAAAGTCTTTAGAGCAAAGAATGGAAACTAACTTTTCAGGAAGAACTGTTCAGTTAACTAAACTACTTGGATTACCAGAGAATATAGATTGTGATATATATCCGGGCGAACTAGTAACAATTTTTGGAGCAACAGGTTCTTCAAAGACTACTCTGGCTCAAAATATAGCGTTGGGATATGATGTTAAAAATGATATTATAGACCCAACATTACAGATTCCAACCCTGTTCCTATCTCTTGAGTTATCAGAATGGTATATGCATCGGAGACATCTTCAGATATTGAGTGACAAATCTAAAAAAGATATAATGAAATACTGGAAAGAGTTGTGGCAATTTCATAAGACTGAACTAAATCATATTAATGTGACTACTGTTAGTCCCAGCGTAGAACAAATAGCTGAAATGATACGAAAAACTGACCCTAGACTTGTTATCATAGATTACATTGACCTTGTTGAACCACCCAAACACATTCGTGGAGAATATGAATCCATAAGATATATTTCTCATCATTTAAGTAATATGGCTATTAACATGGATTTAATAATAATCCAGATTTCTCAAATCAGCCGTTCTTATTCAAGAGAACAAATTATGGACATGTATGCAGGAAAAGGAAGTGGTGCCATAGAAAATGCATCCCGGAAAGTTCTTGGAATCACTGGGGATGCAAAACAAAGCATTAAAAAATTGGAGCTATTCAAGAATAGTGATGGTGATTTATTTAAAGACCATTATCTAGAATGGACTCCATCTTTCCGATTAAAAAAAGCTAATGGAGGACAAAATGCCAATGCTAGCTAAACGAACAACAAGAGATATTGTCGGTGACTATATTGACAATGAAAATAGAATGGAATATCTTGTAAAAAGTAAAGACCATTTAGACAAAGATGATATTACTAGATATGATGAAGTAAAAAATGAGCTACAAAAAGAAGTTCGTATAAAAATTAAACGGGTTGACAGTGTTGTTCTAGAAGTAAAAAGGAAAGAACATCTTATTGATGCCGAAGTTGATGCTTTAAAGGAAGAAATTGAAAGATTAAAGATGAGAAGACGGTCTATAGGAAAATTCAAAGACTTTGTAAATAAATTCTTACTTCCTATGGTAATAGAAGAAGTTGGTAATGCAGATGGTGTATGGGAAACGGATATTGCAAGATATAAACTTTATGAAACTTATGGGTCAGTCGATGTAGATACAACAACTGTTTCTAAAGACTTTATAAAGGTTGAAATAAAGGA